ATCTCGAGACCAAATTAACACCCCCAGATTCTAATATAAACCAAGTTGTCTATGATACCGATACAAATCGACTGACGTTCGCGAATACACACGCCACAGACAATCAATTTACACTCGAGTTTAATACAGGAACAAATGGTCATTCGAGTACGAGTTCTATTTTAACAACTCCACACCAGGTTATAGGATTTGATTCAAATAATTACACATCGGTAGCTGATACCCTCGTCTCGGGTGCCATCAATTTACAAGGGCCAAATTCACTTATTTTAAAAGTAACTGCGGGTTCGGATGAATTCAACCAAACCGTCTACACATCTACACCACACTACACTGGTCATATATTAATGGATGGTACAGACTTTATCAATTTTAACGGCAATGATGATCATGTTATACACAGCTTCCATTCAGGAACCCACAAGTTTGTTAAAGACATTCAAATTGAGTTTTTCTATATGAGTCACGGGCGTCTCATTCCATACGATTTTATGAAACAAGAACATATTTTGAAATTTGAAATAACATGTTCTACAGACAAACTTGAAAATATGACAAAGGTTGTACTTGATGAGGTGTTACCAAAGAAGGAGGAAGAAGCAATTATAAGTATTCCCAAACAATTGAGGAATCCTTATAATCAAGAAGTTTTTGTATATATTGGAATTATTATCTTCCTGGGGGTACTACTCATTTCCTTTATGAAGAAGCGAGCGTAGGAATTAGCGGGAGACCGCGTAGACTGGCTGAGCAGGCTTGGACACGCGAGTGGAGACACCCGAGATAATCATGTACACCACGATGGACAACAGGGTGGTGAGGACAGCGGTGAGCGCGTACTGAGCACCACCGTTCTTGGGCACCTTGACGATCTGGCTGATGGTCCACCTGACCACATCCATCCACGACATGGCGGCGGCGAAAGAGAAACCGGCAACAATCGCGTTGAGCGATTGGGTCTCCAGTTCCTGGGTAACAAGATTGACAGTCTTAAGAGCAGCCTTCATTGTGAGTTTTATACTATAGTATAGGAAAATATTTCACTCTGGAAGTAGCTGTTCTTGATTAATTTTTTTGTATCTTTTTTTCCTGAGTATATTTGATTTGGCGAATAGTTGTTCGTCATCTGATGAATACGTACTTGATGTATTATCAGAATCTTGTTCATTATCGAGTGTAGTTAATTTTGTGGAAGATTCTGAAAAACTCCATCCATCAGGCTCCCATAGTGTCATCCCTATTAATAGCATTTTTTAAGATTTGCTCGGCTGGATTGCGCGGAGTCCAAGCATCCCAAGAGTCGTACGCCTGGTTGACCTGAATAAAGTTGGGGTCGTTACCACTGTACCGTGCAAATGGGGGTAGTTCATTCTCTGGTACTGTGACAATGTCTTCTTCATCAGAGTCTTCCTCGTCGTACACATCAGGGAATAGACTACCAGTCACCTGACCAACTTTATGCATCGCACAATATCTAGAAGCATATTCCACATCTTCTGAAAGAATTACATCTCTTCCACAAGCTTTCGAGTATTCAGCTGCGATGACTACACTTTGTTCAAGAACTGGCATAACAATACCAACCATCGCATTCATATAGTCCTCCGCCTGCTTGTTCGCCTCCGCAAGGTCGTTATCATAACCAGTTTTCATTATATCTAATATTTATAATTAAAAAGGGTTTCGGTTTTTCCCCCACACACTCTTAAAATGTTGTAACTTGTGGCGTACACACGAATTTGACGTGCAAAATCAACACAAGATGTTAGACTTAGGCCCAAAATAGCCTCTTTTATCAAATTGAAGTTAACTTGCCCCGTTGGATACCACTCCTCTGGCTGTAATGCGAAGCTGTACGAATAGAATCTCCTGATGAGTTGGGTTTTAGAATGATGAATAGCCCCTTGTATAGCCTTCAAGAATAGAACACTACCCGTATCTTTGGTAATAATATCCTCACCATCTAACTGTAGAGTGAGATGGTCCAGGTTTTCGTATAAAATAAGCTTACCATTCTCCACATTGGAGGTGTTGTCGTAATCAAATGGGGTCACAAAGTTACCCTGGAGGGTTTTGTCTGCTGCATTGACATTAAATCCATGGCGCTGGATAACAAAATGCATTTCCTTGACTGGGTTTTGGAAATCTAGTTTAAAAGTCCCTTTGTTTATACCCACACCCACCTCAAATGCATTCTGTTGAACTTGTGTAATCAAATAATCCCTTGAAGTATTTTGAGTCTCCAATCTCTCCACTACATCTAAGAAGACAACCTCTGTGCAGAGTGAAAACTCTTTAATCTTGGGTTTTAGGGTCGCGAGTACATCCCGTAAGTTTGTACCACCTGTGGTTTTGTAATTCCCTGTAATGTGGACGACCAGATCTTCAACACTCCTCAACTTGAATTCAACCTCAACTTCTTGATTTTTCATGGCACAGAGGGGGATGGCGAGTTCTGGGTTCTTGTAGAAATAGAATGGTAAATCAATCAGAAATTCTTCATCTGTACCCAGTCCCAATGTATTGTGAATAAGGATCCCACTGTTACCATCAACCTCTGAAACCCTCTTAAAAGTGGTTCTCAATGGGTATTTACCGACCAATTGCTCTAGGGCTTTTTGTTTCGTTTGGGTCACGAACTGCTCTGAATATATTTGAAGGTAGTCACCAGTGAGTCGTTCTACCACTTTACCACCAATCAGGAGATCTACGTGTTCAATGAGTGCATGTCCAACTGATTCTATGTACACTATATTTTGGTCGAGTGGGGGGAGTGTACACTTGAGGGTTACTGTCTGTAGCAGATCACCTTCGTTCCGTGGGATGTTGAATCTAACCTTCCTCCCAAAATCGGCTTCACTCTCGGGGTCTATGTCGACATACTGTCTCGAAAAATTGGAATGCTTTTTAAATTTTTCTAGAAAGTACGTGTAGTCTGGGTTTATGGTGAAGTACTTTTCTTGTGGTCCGGTCGCCTCCAATTGAAGTCTACCAGCCATTCCTAGTATATCAATCTAAAATATTAATCCCGCTAAACCACTTTGGATTCTCAACACGTTGTAGTTTATTGCATACACACGGGTGTTATTTGAATCTACGCTGTTGATTGGATTGATTTTCATTCGTAATGACTTGTGAGCTATACGACTCATATTCACTTGTCCAGTTGGATAATGTACATCAGGTTTCAGTGAGAATGAGTACATCGCAAACCTTGCTGGTCCAAACGTGAATGCAGAGTTATTAAATGGAAACCCAATGTTAAATTCTTTTGCCAATGGGGAATTGATGTGATGTTTCAATGATTGCTCATACACGAGGAACTTCTCATTTCTATTAAAAACAACTTCATTATTGAATCGTAGTTCAACATTTGTAATGGTATTGTATTCATTTGGGTAATTATTTTGAACAGACTCTTCAGATTGAGAGACAAATAACAACTCCTTCACGGGGTGGGAAAATTTAAGTAACACTTCCTTTTCGTTTTCTCCTGGTTTCATCTTAAATTTAGATAACTGCACCTGTGTAATAACATAATCGATGGGGTTGGACTTCAAGAAGTTACTCTCATCCGAATCGACATACACAAACTCTGTATCCAGGGAAAACTTATTGATAGTACCGGTTATATCTTGTTCGTACGAAGGACCGTACAACCCTTTACCACCATAGATGAGCTCAGCCAATGGTCGTGTTTTAATTTTAACTTCCACGAGTTGTTTGGTGAGGGCACACGTTGGAATGGCGAGGGTAGGGTTCCTATGGAAATAGAAGGGTAAATCTACAAAGTATGTATACTGTCCCTGGTAACTTAGGATGTTCCCGTGACCATTAAGGAAATAGAGGGTTTGCTCAGTGTCATCATTGGTGTTGTTAAGCTGCTGCTGTAAGTATATATACTCTCCTGTAATCCGTTCAATGACCTGCCCCCCTATAATCAGTTCAGCATACTCGATGAGATGGCTTATAATAGACGGTGACCACACGGTATCGTTACGACCAGCTGTATCGGGTGCAGGGTCAGTTAACGTGACTTTGAGGGTCATGTTTCGAATGAGGTCCCCTTTATCATTTGGAATGCGACAGTCGAGAACCTCCCCAAAGTCAATTTTCCCATCGAATTGGCTCTCTATGTAATCGACGGCAAACTTCGTGTGTCTTTTGTAATTCATCAGGAAATACGAAAACTGTGGTTCACCTGTGAGCCATTGGTCTTGGACTCCAGTGGCAGCAAGTCTTAAGCGACCTGCCATTCCTATTCTATATGAGTAAAATTTTGTCAAATAAAACGAGACGGTATATTAGAATGAATCTCCAGCTGAGAAAGTTCAAACCTGAGACAATCACGGATGATAGGGTTTGTGTGTTTATAGGTAAGCGTAACACTGGTAAGTCCACGCTGGTTAAAGACATCATGTTCCATAAGAGACATTTACCAGCTGGTATAGTACTGTCAGGGACGGAGGAGGGTAATCACTTTTATTCAAATTTCATCCCGGACCTGTGTATATATGGAGATTACGACAGGGAAGCGATGGAACGTGTAATGGATCGTCAGAAGAAGTTGGTGGGTCAGGGAAAGCAAAATTGTGGGGCTTTTATGCTTCTTGATGACTGTATGTACGATTCAAAGTTTCTGAAAGACCGTGTTATACGACAATGTTTTATGAATGGACGTCATTGGAAGATTTTCTTCATGCTCACGATGCAATACGTGATGGATCTACCCCCAGCTTTACGTGCCAACGTAGACTATGTCTTTATTCTTAGGGAAAACATTATTCAGAACAGAGAGAAATTGTACAAGTCATTCTTTGGTATATTTCCTTCATTTGATATGTTTTGTAAAAC